GTCGTTGCTAGCTCACAGTTCCGTGATCGTGTCGAGGCACTACAGCAGCAGCTCGTGGATGCGGCGTGGTTCCCTATGCCGATGGTGGTGCCACCGAAAGCATGGGACTGCGATTGGCATTTGTGGGGCGGTAGCTACGACAGCGACGACATCCCGTCTTATGGCTTCTGCAAGGACTGGTCTCGTTCGGATCACGCTGAGTTAGAGGGTGTCTCCGATGTCGCATAATGTAAACCTCACGATGGCTGTGGATGCTGTCAACGCTGCTCAACTGACACCCTACAAGTGCAACCCACTGATCGCTGGTGTCATTGACGAAACTGTGCAGCGGGACCTTGACGTTCCGTACTACCGCAAGCCGATTGACAAGCCGACGCTGGACGAGGCGAGCTGGCGCAATCCAGACCTAGCTAAGCGCATGAAGCACGAGCTGCGCGAGTGGCACGCTAGCCAAAACGCAAGCCGACACTCTCGGATAAGCCTGCGTGCAGCCTTGGCGAATGCCTTGAAGTACCGTGACCGTCGCCTGTGGCTACCAATGCAGACGATCAAGTCGGGTCGCATGCACTACAAGCCTACGCTCAGCCCGCAGTCGAGCAAGACAAACCGGAGCATGCTGGACTTTGCCGAAGGCATGCCGATTGCCAACGACACGGCAGTCGAGCACGCGATGGCTACGGTCGCAGACTTGTGGCCCGATGGACTGACAGTCGAGCAGGCTGACCGGTGTGTCGCTGAGCCACTGCGCCACGACGACTGGATGCACGGCGAGGCACCCTTCATGCGGCTACGTGCAGCTCAAATGCTCAGCGAGTTTCACGCGCACGGGCTAGGCTACGTCGATCACATGGTGCACTACCGTGACCAGACGTGCTCAGGGCCAGCACACTACGCTGCACTGATGCGTGACGACACACTTGCTCCGCACGTTGACCTGACTGCCGACGACACTGCGCCCGACCTGTACACAAAGGTCGCTGAGCTGGCTGTCACGTTCGCGCGCACGGTCGGTACTGAAGTTGCTGATGCTGTCGCCCGCAAGGGCATCACGCGCGCCGATGCAAAGCGGGTGGTCATGCCGCTGGGCTACGGCGCAAGACACAGAAGCGTCGAGAACGCTACGATCCAGCATGTCTTTGGGGCAGTCGAGCGTGGCGACATGCAGCCGCCGTACCCGGACCTTTATCGTTACAGTCTGTGTCTGACCCAATGTCTCTGGCAGTCCGCACAGCTGCTAATGAGCAAGCCGTTCGCGCTGCAAAAGTGGCTGGGTGAGGTAGCCGCACAGGCTGCGCGTGAGCAAGTAGTACTGCGCTGGGTTAGCCCGAGTGGCTTCCCGGTAGCCAGCGCTGAGTGGCAGAAGCGCACGCGCAAGATACAGACACACATCGGGCAGACTGTGTACGTGCCGGTGGTGCTGGATGACACAGACACAATGGACGGGCGGGCGATGCGCCAACAAGTACCGCCGCTGTTCGTCCACAGCTTTGAAGCTGCCTACTTGAGCCGTGTTGTCAGCTACGCACGTGACCTCGTGCAGCCCATCACGAATGTTTCCCTGATCCACGACAGCATTGGCGTCCATGCTGCCTGTCTTGAAGACATGCTCGATCACTTTGGGCCACTGAAGCAAGCGTGGCTGCACCAGTACAAGCCTGACCACCTTCATCAAATTGCTGAGTGCTTCCAAGGCCAGCTTGCTGATGACCTTCCGCCCCTGCCTGAGTACGGCACCCACAAAATCGAAGAGGTACTGAACAGTGGCCGCTACTTCCAAGTCTGACCCGGCTTGTCACAACTGCGCTCATGCTTTCGAGCGCTCAATCAGTGGCAAGTATGAGTGTCGCCGATACCCACGATCTATGGATGTCCCACCCTATTACAAATGTGGCGAGCATGCACCTGTACCAACTAAGCGACGACTTGGCTCTCGGGCTAACTCCAAGCGGAACTCTTAGCCTCTACGACATCGGCGTCATGCACGACTTGGACGAGTGCGAGACCGTCGAGGAAGTCTCGATGCTCCTAGATGGTGGCTCGATAGTCGAGCTGGATCATGAGGAAGCAGAAGAGCTGTTCAATATTCTCCAACTCCACTTCAAGGAAACTCCAAATGAAACCGTTCAGTAAAGCCTCTGAAGAGCGCAACTTCACACTCGGGCGCTGTCGCCTACTCCGCAATCGTGCCGAGCAAATGTGGTACGCAGTAGCGCAGCCTGATGCGACGACCAGCAAGTACGAGCTGACCTTTGGCCTGCCGATGCAGGTGTGGGACGAGATCGCTAACGACTGGAACATGCTGCACGAGAGCTGGGGTGTTGACCCAATGCTGCGTGTCAAGCCGCAGGAACTCTTCGGCGAGCAGATGATGATGCTGCGCACGGCACGAGACCAGCGCCTCAAGGACGGCGTGGACTTCAGCCAGCCTAAGATTTTCAACTGGGACGCAGACCTACAGCAGCCGACATGGGAAGTGGGTCACGGCTCTATCGTGCGCCCGACTGTCAAGCTGCGCACCACTGAGTACGGCGGCAAGCACTACATGCAAGTCCAGCCCGTGTCGTTCCAAGTGATTAAGCTTGTCGAGCACACTGAGGAAGCCGGTGGCGGTGCGTCGAATGACAACCCGTACAAGAAAGAAGAGGACGGCGGGCTTGCGAGCGCGGCGTAGCAACAACCCTCTCAACCTGCACGATCAGCAAGGTCTCATTAAGGGCTTCCGGTCACAGTTTGAAGACCGGATTGCCCGGGACCTGTGCGAGCGCAAGATTTCGTTCCGATACGAGCGGATGATTGACCGCATCCAGTGGACCCGACCAGCCACCCATCACGTCTACTCACCGGACTTTGTGCTGATCAGAGCAGACGGTCATTTGATCTACGTCGAGGCCAAGGGCCGCCTAGACGGGGACAGTATGGCTAAAATGCTGCATGTTTGTAGGCAGCACGTAGAGCTAGACATCAGGTTTTTGTTCTCTAACGCAAAGACATCGGCGGGTAGACAGAAAAAGACGGCGGGCCAGTGGGCAGACAAGCACAAATTTAAATGGGCAGAAGGCCGCGTGCCGGATGCATGGATGAAAATATGACAACGCAACATGACGAGCGGCAGAAGCCGTTACTGACCCACCAGCCTTGCCCGGATTGCGGCAGCAGTGACGCACTTAGTGTCTATGAAGACCACACCTTTTGTTTCTCGTGTAAGCAGCACACGTGGACTAAGCCGCTCGATTATAACCCTGAGGTTATAGTGCAGCACCCGAAGTCTGGTCGCCCAACTGGCTCAGTGCAAAAGATTGTGTCTCGCCGCATTGATCATCTTGGCACGTTGAAGAGGTACGAGGTCGAGACAACAAGCGACGGCCTGTCACTGTTCCACTACTTCAGCAGCGCAGGTGTCTGGAAGGGTACAAAGACCCGCAAGCCTGACGACAAAGACACGATACGCTGGGTGGGTGACGGTAGCGAGCCAGCGCTGTTCGGCCAGTTTGTGCAGAAGCCGACCGCTAAGAAAGCGCTAGTGATAACTGAAGGTGAGTACGATTGTCTTGTAGTCGCTACAAACCTACCGCTCGACAAGTACCACGTGGTCAGCCTGCCCGGTGGCGCTAGCAGTGTGGGCCACGTATTGCACAGGCACTGGGACTACTTGCACGGGTGGTCAGAAGTGATACTGGCTGGCGATACGGATGGCCCCGGCAAGGATGCAACTGACCAGCTAGCGACAGCGCTTGGTACAGCAATGGACGCCATGCCTGTCAGCGTCGTTAAATGGCCAGACGAGTGCAAAGATGCTTGCGACGTGCACGAGAAGGGCTTGAGTGTCAGCGACTTTGTTGCGGGCGCAACGCGCTGGCGACCTGAGAACATTCACGACATGCACGACCTAATCCCGAGCTTAGAGAAGCCGGTCGATTACGGTCTGCCGATTATGTTTGAGCGGTTGAGTGAGCGGCTAGGTGGCTACCGCAATAACGAGATGTGGACGATTGTTGCAGGCACGGGCGTCGGCAAGAGCACGCTGGTCGGCCACCTGTGCATTGACCTTAAAGTTACGCACGGCAAGCGTGTCGGTCTTATGTTTCTTGAAGAGCGGAGCGAGCACGCACTGCGGCGGCTGCTGAGCATTCACCTCAAGACAAATTTGCTCAGGCCCAACAGTGCGTTCAGTGTCAGCGAGCAGGTTGCAGCAGCCAAAGAGCTGTTCGAGCCAGACACCTTCTACACCTACGATCACTTTGGTTCTGTAAGTAACGAGGACCTACTGCGCCGCATGACGTATTTGGCCAACGGCGTAAACTGCGACTACATTATTCTTGATCACATCACGATTGCCAGCACCCTGCCCATGAGCGGCGGGGGTGTCTTGAGTGAGCGACAGTCGATTGATGCCCTCACTACGGCCATACGAACGCAGATCGTTGATGCGTGTGGTGTGAGTGTAATTCTTGTTAGTCATACACGTAAGCCGACACACGGCGACCACAGCGACGGCTCAGCACAAGTGCGGCTGTCGGACATTCGCGGCACTGGCGCAATCGCTCAGCTTAGTGACGCAGTTATAGCGATTGACAAAAGTAAGGACGAAGCAGGCGACGTTGTTCGGGGCGCGGTCGATCTAACGGTACTGAAAAACCGAATGTCGGGCGATGTCGGTTCTGCTGGCACCCTTCTTTATGATGATATTCAAGGCCGATTGCGGTGCAGTTCCGCACTTTGACGCTCTCTACGATGTCCACGACTGGGCTGTAGAGAAAGCGTTTCGTGACCGCCGGTTCGGCGCGTTCAGAGACAAGCTGTCTTACGAGATAGCACGGGTCGAAGGCACCAGCGACTGTCTCGATAGCATCGTAGGCGTTCTGCAAACCGGCGTCGGTCTGACCGTAGATGACCTGCGAACGATGGGGTTCTGGTGGCGCAAGCCGTCAAACGTCTGGTGGAAATTGAGACAACGAGGCTACGACCTCGTGGCTGTCGGCAAAGGCAAGAGAAGTAGACGTTATTACCTAAGGGAGTGGGTAGCACATGGCGCTAGCTGTTGACATTGAGACGGACGGACTGAACGCGACGCGAATAACGGCGCTGTGTTGGATCAACATTGAGACTGGCGAAGAAGTAGACTGCTATCACAACATTGAGAGCGGCCTGCGCACCTTGATGGAGTATGACGGCGAGCTTGTGTTCCACAACGGTATCGACTTTGACGTGCCGACCATCAAGCGCTTGTACGACTGGTGGCAGCCCCGCCACCGCATTGTTGACACGCTAGTTCGCTCACGGTTCGTGTACCAAGACATGCTGGGCCACGACCTGCGAACACACACGACCGAAAGCCTGCGCAAAGTTGACGACCGGGCAAGGCTGGGCAGTCACGGTCTGGCTACGTGGGGCGTGCGGCTTGGGTTTGCCAAGCAGGAGTTCGAGGGCGACTGGGACACTGAGTACACGCCAGCGCTGGGTGCGTACTGCTTGCAAGACTGTCGTGTCACGCGGCGGCTGTATCTGCACCTTAAGGACAAGGGCATAGACGAGCGTGTTGACCTGCTTGAGCACCAGTTCGCTGAGTTGTGTGTACAACTGCGCACCTACGGCTTTGCCTTTGACGTGCAGGGCGCACGGGACCTAGAGCAAGAGCTGCAAGACCGCTCGACAATTATTGAAGACCAGATGCTTGAGACCTTTGGCGGCTGGTACGCACCGGTCGGCGAGGTTGTCGTGCCAAAGCGAAGCGTGCGCTACAAAGACAAGCCGCACGTAGCCGAAGGTTGCCCGTACCAGAAGGTCGAGTTTGTCTTGTTCAACAGCAACAGCCGACAGCACATCGAGAAGGTGCTTGTTGCGCGCGGGTGGTCGCCATCCGAGCACACCCCAAGCGGCCAAGCTAAGGTTGACGAGAAGACGCTACGTGCCATCGCGCCTAAGTTTCCTGAGGCTGAGCTACTGGCTGACAACTTTATGGTGACAAAGCGGCTAGCCCTTGTGCGCTCGTGGCTAGAGCACGGAGCTGACGGGCGTATACGTGCGCAGGTGATACCTAACGCTGCCATCACGGGGCGCACGAGTTCAAGGTCGCCAAATTTGCAAGCCGTGCCGCGTGTAGGTGCACCCTATGGTGAGGAAAGCCGCCGTCTGTTCACAGCTAGCCCGGGCCGCAAGCTACTGGCCAGTGACCTTGACCGAGCTGAGCTGACCATGCTGGCACACTATCTCGATGACAACGGTGAGTACGGTAAGCTGCTGCAAAGCGCCGACATACATCAAGTTAATGCTGACCGTATGGGCATCACGCGCGCGCAGATGAAAGGCGTGCAGTTCGGCTTCATCTACGGGGCAGGCGACAGGAAGCTGGGTGAGATGACAGGCCTACCCGGCGGTGAGGTGCGCAAGCGTCTGTTTGCTGCCATCCCCGGGCTGGAAGACCTGATTGCCAAGGTGCAGCGCGAAGCGAAGAGTAACGGGTACATCACGAGTATCGACGGGCGGCGCATTCCGGTCGAGAAAGAGCACACGGCGCTGAACTACCTGATCCAGTCAGCAACCAGCAGCGCTGCAAAGTACTGGGCAGTGCGCTGTGCCGAGCAGATGCGTGGTCTTGAGTGTGACATGGTGCTGTATGTCCATGACGAATTGCAGTTCGATTGCGCCGAGCACCACCTGCAACCTGCAAGTGTTGTCATCAAAGAATGCTTGCGTCAGAGTAATGATTACTTTAACTTGTCGGTTCCAATGACCTGTGACACGCAGGTAGGTGACAACTGGGCGGAGAGCCACTGATGTCGTTATACAAGAACATGAACGCTCGCAAAAAGGCTGGCACGTCGCGCCCGAAAAGCAAGAGCACCATCAGCTCCAAGACCTACAGCGCGATGAAGAATAAGACCGGCGGGTTCGCAGCAAAGAAAAAGAAGTAGCGTGCGCGCACTGGCCGCCGCACTTGTAGCGCTTGCGTTCCCCTTCAGTGCGCAGTCGCAAGCCGTGTTGTCGCCACCTTCGGACTTTGTGCCGTGGCTGGAAGAGGCACGACAAGCAGGCCCCGAGCACCCAGCGTGGGTCTACGTAGCAGGCCTGATCAATGGCGCTAACGTGCACAGCTTGCTGGCATACGGCACGCCTGTCGTCTGCAACGCACCCGGCGGTAACGACATAGACCAAACGCTAGACACCATCATGAACTACGTTGCTGAGTACAAGTTAGCCGGTGATCCCAATGCGCTGTTCGAGATCGTCGTAGTTGTCAGTCACGCTATCGCATTCCCGTGTACCGAAGGGTGGGGCGACAAAGTATGAGAGCCGTCATAGATGCAGACGTTGTTGTCTATCAGGCGTGCATGGGCGCTACTGCTGTCGCTGAGCACGAGGTAGGCGGCGACCTAGTACTGCAAGAGTTCATGTCTGTCACTGAGGCGGGTGTCTTGTTTGACGCCATGATCGAGACGGTACGTGACCAGTGCGAAGCGGAAGAGTTGCTGCTGTGTCTGAGTGGCGCTGACTGTTTCCGCAAAGAAATTTACCCGGACTACAAAAAGAACCGGAAAGGCGCACGGCCTATTGGGTGGTCAGCAATGCGCGGGCATGCCCAAGACAAGTACGGAGCGATATTCGTGGACGAGCTTGAGGGTGACGACCTCGTGGGCATTCACGGTAGCGAACCGGGCAGCATCATCTGCTCAATAGACAAAGACCTCAAGACCATCCCGGGCATGCACTTGGATAAGGATACGGGCGAGGTCTACGAGATTAACGAGGACGAAGCGAACAGGTACTGGATGATGCAGACCCTGACTGGTGATGCAACGGACGGCTACCCCGGCTGCCCGACCATTGGTAAGGTGCGTGCAGAGCGCATCCTTGATGCTGTCGGCCCGTCGCTTGACGAAATGTGGCAGGCAGTCGTGGCCGCATACGAAAAGCAAGGTCTGGATGAAAGCGCTGCCTTGACACAGGCACGGCTCGCACGGATATTGCGCCCCTGTGATTACGCTAGCGAAAGTGTTACTCTGTGGACCCCTTCGACGAAGACATCGTAAACCACCCGCGCCACTACACTCAAGGCATTGAGTGCTTTGATTACATAACTAGCCACGGGATGTCCTACGCTGAAGGGGCAGTGGTGAAATACATTACGCGCTACAAACTAAAGGGCAAACCGTTGCAAGACCTGCAAAAAGCTAAATGGTATCTCGATCAACTTATCTCGCAGCAGCAAGCTGCCGAGGATGCGGAAGGACTTTTCGATGACGTTTCGCAATGAGTTCGGGGAGGCGATTTTTCGTCAGAAATACGCGCATGCGGGTGCAGAGACGTGGCAAGAGCTGGCACAGACGCTGGTCGAAAACGTGGTGGGGCATCGCCTGCCGGATGACGCGAAAAAAGAATTAGTACAACTGATCACAGACTTTAAGTTCCTGCCCGGTGGCCGCTACCTTGCGAATGCGAACCGGAAGGCCCGGTTGTATAACAATTGTTTTCTTCTGCGTGCCGAAGAGGATACCAGAGAGGACTGGGCTGATCTATCTAAGCGGGTAGAGCTATGCCTTACCTCTGGTGGCGGTATCGGTGTCGATTACTCTGTGTACCGGGAGAAAGGCGCACGGCTTGGCCGCACTGGTGGCGTAGCCTCTGGCCCTGTCTCCAAGATGATCATGATTAACGACATCGGGCGGGCTATCAGACAAGGTGGAGACAGGCGGTCGGCTATCTACGGCTCGCTCAGTGCTGACCACCCTGACGCCGAGCTGCTGCTGTACGCAAAAGACTGGCACAAGATTGAGGTTGCAGGCACCGGTAAGTCACTGGCTGACATTAAAGAGTTAGACTTTAACTTTCCCGCCCCGCTCGACGGCACAAACATCTCGTTGAATTACGGCACTCGGTGGCTTGAGCACTACAACGAGACCGGCGACGTGGGTGACATCTTCCGCCAAAACGTGCGGCAGGCCATGAAGTCCAGTGAACCGGGCTTTTCGTTTAACTTCTACGGCAAAGAGCGCGAGACGCTGCGCAATGCGTGCTGTGAGTTGACCAGCTCTGACGACAGTGACATTTGCTGTCTTGGCTCTCTCAACATGTCGCGCTTCGACACCTTGCAAGAGTTCCGCGAGGCGGTTGAGCTAGCCACTTGCTTCCTGCTTTGCGGCACCATTACCTCAGAAGTGCCGTATGAAAAGGTAGCAAAGACACGCGCAAAGAACCGGCGTCTAGGCCTTGGTCTTATGGGCGTGCACGAGTGGCTGATCAGTCGTGGCAAGCGGTACGAAATGACACGCGAGCTGCGCAAGTGGATGGAAGTCTATCAGGCAGCATCTGACGCTACGGCTAAGACGTACAGCAACACCCTCAGTGTTAACGAGCCAGCGGGTAAGCGCGCCATTGCGCCTACGGGCAGCATCGGCATCTTGGCTGGCACCACCACAGGCATCGAGCCGCTGTTTAGCGTAGCGTACAAGCGCCGCTGGCTTGGGCCAAACGACACGTGGCAGTTCCAATACGTTGTCGATAGCGCAGCGCAGCAGGTGATTGACACCTATGGCGTAGACCCCGAGAGCATCGAGAGTGCGCTTGATCTAGCGGCTGACCCTGAGCGCCGCATCAAGTTCCAATACGAAATGCAGGGGTATGTCGATCACGCTATCAGCAGCACGATTAACCTGCCTGCTTGGGGTTCGGAACTCAACAACGACGACACGGTTGCGGACTACACGGCGCTGATTGCCAAGTACGCACACGGCCTGCGCGGCCTCACCTTTTACGCTGATGGTAGCCGGGGCGGTCAGCCACTTACGGCAGTGCCGTACAGCGAGGCCAGCAACCAGCAAGGCATCACTTTTGTCGAGACGCATGACGTTTGCGACATCACAGCGGGAGGAAGCTGCGGTGCTTGAAGCTCCCGTCATCAAGAAAGACTTGCTCGCCTATTTGACTGAACGGTTCCCCGACAAGGCACCGACAGCGGAGCAGTCTGAACGGGAGATATGGATGGCTGTCGGCGCAGTCGGTGTCGTCCGCCATCTGCATCATGTCTTTGAAGACCAGCAAGAAACCATCCTAAGCAAAAAGGTGACAAAGTAATGTGTCTGTTCGGCGGCGG